TACAGTAAAGACTACATTGTCATAAGTAACACTTTCAGCAGTAGTTAAATTAGATCGTAATGGTGGCTCGATAGTTAGTGTTGCGTCACCTACACTAGCAGTTGCATCGCTTACGACCATATAGACCTTAGAGTGCCCACCAAAAAGAATAAAATCCCCTGCCTTTAAGGTACCTGTCATTCCTGTAACATTAATAGTTGTATCACCCGCACTATGATTACCGTCCACTGTAACTGTTCCAGATACATCGCCTTTAGCATTTTTTAAATCGGGTAAAGCTATTGTAAATAATTCTTTTTGTGATCTTTGTTTCATTATAAACGCATATACAGGCGCAAAGTCCGATCTACTCATTGGTGGGTAACTAGCACTAAATTTAAATCTTTGCCCGTCCACTTGTACTGCAAACATCTTTCCACTATCAGTAGTAGATGTAATAGTTTTTTGTTCACTAGCAAAACCTACTGAACTAAATTCTGGTGTTGTTGGATATACGCCACTCATTAAATTATCGCCTCTCTACCTTGACTATTTAAAGCATCATTAATTACGTTAATTATTGTCGATCTACGTTTAATTAGTAAATCATCAAAGCCTTCTGTATCATTGGCATTTATAGTTATATTAACATTTGTAGCACCACCTAAATTTTTATTGGCTACAATGGTTCCTGATTGATCGGGTATAAACATCTCTGCTCCTTGCTCACCAACCATATATTGTTTTCCTTCTTGAACTCTACCACCTAAAGCACGACCTTGGAAAGACTGCGATCTAATAGCAGAAACTTGTGCGAAACCTTTTGCTAAAGTAATACCTGCTTCGATATAACCAAGAGGGAAACCTTTTGCTAATGCTTTAGCAACACCTTGATAGGTAGAAACAATAGCATCACTAATCGCAAATGCTTTGTATATTTCAAATGCCTTTTTATTAGTTTGTGATAATTGACCTAAGATATCTCTAGCTGAATTTAAGAATATAGATTGTTTAGTTTCTTCACTAATACGAGCAAAATCTAATTCATCTAGCTTACCTTGTTTAAATAGTTCATATAGTCTTTGATTAGATTGTTTAGTTAAATCTTCACTAAGTACTTTATATTTTTGTTCTGATATATAGCCTTGGTTTCTTAGCTTTTCTAACTCTACTTGTTTATTTGCTTCTGCTTCTATCTCTGCTCTAGCAGGGTCAAACTGTCTAATTTTAGCCATAGTTTCTTCTTCGAATTGCCTACGAGCATCTAATGTTTTCTTAATTAAATCTAATGACTCTTTTTGTTTGTCTATATTCTTTTGTAGTGAGTTAGTATTATCATCTGTACTATCTGTATTATTATTAGTTTGTCTTTCTAATAATTTTCTTAACTCTAAAATTTTATTTTCAGTTTCATATAATTCTTTTGCTAATTTAAATAATGCTTCATTCTCATATGAATAATCACTAATTGCATCAGTATTAGCAATAACAGTGTCAAGTCCATTTCTTCTTATTGTTCCTTGATCTTCAAGAACTTCTATAAGTTCTTTACTTTTATTCATTTCTAATTCTATTGATTTAGCTAATGTTTCATAACCTCTAATTTGTTGTTCAATATCTAAATTTTGTAAACTATTTCTAAATTCATTTAGTTCTTCGGTACTACCATTAATGTTTATTTTTAAATCATTAATATCATCTTTAAGTAATTTTATTTTATCACCAAATAATGCAACGGCAGTTATAGCAGTACCACCAATAACAAATATTGGGTTTCTTGATATGACACCATTTAATAATGCCATAGCACTTGTTAATCCTTTTATATTTGTTGTTATTTGAGCAATAACTATTGCTACCTTTAAACCTATAATCGCAATGAATATCTCTTTTAATAAATCAAAGTTTTCTACTAAGTTTTCTACACCTTTGATCCCTGCATTAATTCCTTTACCTAAACCTTCACCTAATTGTCTAATTAATTCTTCATTAACATTAATAAAATCAGTAACATTATCGATTGCAGTACCTAATTCTGCAGATAATCCTTGACCTAGAACATCTTGTGCATTTGTAAATGCAATACCAAGGTTAGATATTTGGGTAGATAGATTTTTAACTCTATCAGCAGTAGCACCACCAAAAGATTTATTTAATCCTTGAACTAAGGCATCTCTAATCTTTTCTGCGCCTCTAGCAGTTTGACCAAACTTAGAAACTTCTAAACGAGTAAGACCTAACTGTTCTTCTAATATCTTAAATACAGGTACACCTCGATCTGCTAATCTGTTTAAATCCTCTAGACCTAGACCACCAGAAACTGATCGTGCAAATAAATCTGTAATAGCTTGTAAAGAGCCTAGCTGATCGGTTGTAACGGCTGCAGTATCTGTGAAAGTAGTAAGTAATTCTCTTGTAGGTTTAATACCCGCTGCACTTAATTTAATAAATGTTTCTGTAAGATCATCTACACCAAATTGTGTTTGTGTTGCAAATTTAGATATAAATCCAAATGCTTGTGCGCCTGCTTCTGCACTACCTGTTACAGAACTTAAGGCAGTTCTTAAATCTTGAAATCTAGCAGTAGTATTAATAATAGATCGTACTGCAACACCTGTACCAAGTGCTACAATAGCATTTTTTAGAGTTAATACGGATTGTTTAGCTTTATCAACATTACCTGTTACTTGTTTAAATGCTTGGCTAGTTTTATCTTTCCCAAGAATTTCTACAATGTATTGCTGAGTGTTCGCCATTATCTTCTTTTTAAACTCATTTTTTGTTTATTCAAAGCATTTTGTTCTTCATCATGCTTAACACTATAATAGGCGTGCCATAAATCAAATTCTTCTACGGGCATAGACATAATCTCGCCAATAGTCTTATGTAATTTTTCTGCTAAGAAAAAATGAAATCGAAGATTGTGATCAGTACTTACTTTTTTTTTAAGTCTGCTTGGCTAGACTGTGTTCCCATAATATCACTTGCTATTCTTCCTATAATATCTGGGTCCACAAATTTTTTCATTCTAATCTTACTTTCAAGATCGAACATTTTTTCGCCGTCTTTATTCTCGGCTTTCTTAACTATAATATCAATAAGTACAGTTAAATCGTTATTATCTTTAAATAACTCCGATTTCTCTAATAGAGTAAATGGCTTAACATAGATAGCATCGTCACCTACTAAACCCCATTCTTCAACTTCAATAATTTTAACTTCTTGATGTTTGAAGTGATTGACTGCGCCTTGCAGATAATCTTTTTTAGGCATCTATTAAGATACTGTACTTACTGATACGCCACCTGAGAATTGCACGTTAATAGTTCGTGATATAATTCCGTCAAGTGAAATAGCTTGTCCTAATCCTGTAACAATAGCAGTACCTGTATAGTAGGTATCGCCTGTATCTGCGCCTTCTGGATATAAGTTTAGAGTTACCTCTGCACCAATAGTTAATGCGCCTTGCCCTGTTGTATCTGTTTCGTCCCAATGACACTCAATAGTACCTGTTGCATCGCTTCTAAGTACTTTGTATGTCTTGGCAGTATCAGTTAATGTTGTGTCCTCGACAGTATCGTTTGTTTGATCGATATTAAAGCCTGTACATTCTGCTACGATATCGGTTCCAACCTTAACAACCCCTGAGGTTCCTACGTGTGTTGCCATTCATTTGCTCCTTCTTCTGTTTGTTGTTCTTCTACAACTTCATCTTTCTTTTTTGATGACTTTGTAGATTTCTTTTCTACCTCAGTTTTATATCCTTTGGCAAGAAAATTGTCTAGTTCATTATCCCAAATGGAAACACTTCCTAAACCATTTGGCATAAATATTCTTATCCGTTTAGCCATTATGCGTTACCTCTAACAAATTCATAAAACACTCTTACCACAAGTCTAACCCCGCCTAAAGGAAAAAGTGTACCCTCATCTGCGTTTACTTCTATAATCTTTGTTTCTTTAGCATAGCCACCACGAGTTCTATCTGTGTCAAGTGTTTCTTCTACTACTTCGATTAATTCATTTCTTTTAGTATCGATATTTGTATCTGTGCCTTTAACATAACCAACAATTAAAAAATCTATTGT